GCAGCGCCAGTCTGCCTTTGCTGTTGGCTATTCTCAATCAACAACATTGGGGTCCAGCAAAAGGCACAGTCCCCATTAGAAACCGTCTCGCCAGTCTGAGGATTTATACCCTGCACATGCACCCAGAACCGGCATTTGACCAGCTCACCGTCTTTAATAGCGCCATCCTCGATGCACTCAGTACCCATCAATGGGCATAATACTTTAGCGTCTTTAGCCATATTAGTCCTTGCTGCAGAGTATCAGGTCAATATATTGAACAGCTAAGTTAATCGCTGTTCCTGTAAACGCAGCGGCTGAGTGGGTATGTGAGTCGCCACTTCCTGTGGCGTCCGTGGAATTTGATCCATTAACTGAAGGACCGGCTCTTGTTATAACAGAGTTAAAACTGCCTCCGCCAGTACCAATAGTATGCGAGTGACTTGGAATTTGTGCTGTAGTCAGCGTAGTAGCGCCTGAATCTCCGTTTGTCCCTGTAACAGCCTGACTAGAAAATGCAGTTGAAAAGGCTACTGACCCACCGCTAACTCCGCCGCTACCAGATACAACTCTTAACGCTTTATCATTTTGAGTGGTTAGCTTAGTCCATCCAGTAGGGGCGTTAGTATTGTAAAACGGGATAACCGTCCCTGACGCAAAGAAAGGTGCAGCAGCCGTTGAGGTCCATGCCGTTCCATTAGAAGTTAACACATTTCCAGTTGTACTTGGGGCAACAGCTAATAAAGCGCCAGTTCCATTCCCTATCAAGACGCTGTTTAAAGTAAGAGAGGATGACCCCGTACCACCATCAGCCACGGCTAAGTCAGTAATGCCTGTAATTGTCCCGCCAGTTATTGTGGCAGAATTAGTGGTTATTGATGTTAGTGTTGCGGTTCCAGCAGAAATAGACACCGAATTAGAATCCTGAACAGCCATGCTGCCCAAGCCCAATGACGTTCTTACTGTAGCTCCTGATTCAGCTACCCAGTTAGCTCCGTCCCCAACTATGAAATTATCAATTGTCTTGGCTAACCCAGATATGTCCTGAAGACCAGCATTGTATGCCTGAACGTCTGTGCCTATAGCCAGCCCAAGATTTGTTCTGGCTGTACTGGCACTGGTTGCATTGGTTCCACCAGAGGCAATTGGTACTGGGTTAGTAAGGGTTAGCGTTCCAATCTCTGCGGATGCAAGGTAATTAAGTTGATCTATTACGTTAGTCCCATCTACATACAGAAGTGCTTTTTTGCCATTAGGAATTGTTATTCCTGTGCCACCCGATGTCTTTACTCTAATGCTCTGTGCGCCTGCCGTATCATTGTGAACAATATATGTTTTCTCTATTGTTGGGACTATTAAGTCCCTAGTCACAGTAAGGGTTGTAGACATATCAGTGTCAACGTACAAGAATAGGTTTCTTGCGTCTTGACTAGAGTTTGACTCAGTAAGGGTAATGGTCTTATTTGCGTCGCTGGTGTATTCAACCACACCGCGACCAACAATAGCTTGCTCCAATCCGTTCTCAAGGTTGCTATTGGTTGTATCGCCCCATCCATTAACCTGATCGCCAGTAGCCATCAATTCAATTTTTAGGTTTGGTGTGTATGTACTTGCCATGATTTATTCCTTATTTCCAAACTTCTACTGGAGGGGTAGCCCAAACTAAATCACCGGCAGTTGGATAAACAGCTATATTTCTAATCTCGTTACGATACGCTATAAACTCATCCTGATTTGCTAGATACGGGCTGTTAATAGGGTCAGCTACATCAGCTATGGTTGTCCAGTCAGTAGAACTTAAAATACCAGAAGCAGTTGCTTGATTCTCTGCGGCTGTAGGCGGCTCTGGAGGAATTGGGGTGTTAGCCACCGTCCATGCAGCCATTGCATTATATGCCCACTCAGGCAGGACTGTTATATCTTCATTAGGTTGGTCATCATACTCAATCCAGCCAGCAACATCTTGCCATTGAAGAGCGTGTACATTAACGGGGGTTCCTTCCCATACCAGATTTAAATAACAGAGTCCGTCTTCATAGACAGCCTCATCGGAAGGTATGATTGTTAGTTTCATTTGTTTGCTCCGGTTATATTAGTTAATCTTTTGTTGCAACAATTACATCAACATACGCCACCGCTAAGTTAATTGCTGTACCTGTAAATGCTCCCGCAGTGTGAGTATGTGAGCCACCACCTCCTGTGGAGCCAGTTGAGGAGTTTGCACAGCCTTGTAGACCACCTCCCGATACTGGCGCGAAACTTGATGCAACACCGGAAGTATGGGTATGTGCTGGCATTTGGGCTGTGGTCAGCGTAGTAGCGCCTGAAATCGCATTTGTTCCAGTAACGGCTTGGCTTGCAAATGCTGTAGTAAACGCTACAGAGCCACCAGTAGATGCGGTTCCAGTAACAACCCTTAACGCTGAATTATCATTAGTTAGAACCTTGGTCCAGCCAGTAGGAGCCGCTGTTTGCTTAAACACCATTGCAGTGCCTGCTGCGAAAGGAGCGGGGCTGGCAGGAGTTTGCCAAGTTGCCGCCGTTCCACTTGTTGCTATTAAGTATTGACCAGCAGTAGGAGCCGTTGCAGAGGATACATTAACTACTGTAGTGGCTGAATTAAGAGCGTTAGTCTTGGAGGCTGTTCCAGTTGTATCCTGATCGAGCGTAGGGAAGTCTGCTGCCACAGCTATAGTTAATGCGCCAGTTGTAGTTGTACTCTTTAATATGCCGGTAGCTAGGAGCGAAGTGCCATCAGAGTAATCAGCGCCACTTGTTCCGGCACTTACAACTCCCGATACATTGCTGCCCTTCAACATACCTGTTACTGTTGTTGTTAGGGTTATAGCCGGAGTAGATGTATCCGTAGCTACTGTGCCAGCAAAGCCGTTGTTTGATACTACTGAGACTGAAGTTACTGTACCGGGAACTGCTGCAGTATTCCCATTCAACTTCTCTATCGCCTGAAGAATAGTATCTGTAGCCGCTACTGTACCCGCCCCTGATGTGTATCCAGTTAAGACCTTACCTATAACCGCTGAGTTGGTTAAGGTTACTGCATTGCTTCCAGATGAAGTGGCTTCGTTTGTTAAGTTAGCGTTGGTGGTTACGTTACTGGCAGTAAAGGCTGTAGCTGTGCCGGTTATGTTAGTGCCTACTAACGCACTTGGAGTGCCTAGATCTGGCGTTACTAAGGTAGGGCTTGTTGCCCTTACAAAGACTCCAGTACCTGTGCCGGTATATTCAGCAGAGGTAGAGTGAAAATACTCAGTAGCAACTCCGCCCTGTAACCCAGCCAAGTCATTATGTAGATTAGCCAGAGGCGTATTAACGTGGGTATTTCTATCTTCGCCATTGTAGGTAAGCGATATAGTCCTAGTGGCATCTGAAGTAACAAAGCCAAGAATACCCATCTTTGTTGCAGCAGTTACTACTGTTGATGGCTGAGTTGTAACCACATCAAATACGGTGTAGTTAGGAGATATAGATGTTATTTCTGGAGTAGTAATTCCAAACAGTTTCTTCCATACAGTGCCAGCAACTGCTGACTCATTTGTATACCCGCTAGGTGTAGTAATAGTTACTACCGTGTCAGAGGTTCTAGCGGTTATCTGGTACAGACCTTGCGGGGTCTGTAAGTATGATGCAACTGTATTCGTAGCCGAAGCATCTATCACCGCAGTGGCAAAGGGCGTTCCTGATGATGCTGTAGCTGTGCGGCTTGATCCTGTGCCTGTAGTAGTTACAGTGCCAACGACAAAGGGAGTGGCTGTATATATCTGTCTAGTAATGGTTGTAACAGAGTTCATAGCAATGCTATCTACACCCGCCCATATTGTGAAGTCATATATCCCAGCATCAAATATAAGCCTATTCAGAGCAGCAGTGACAAAAGCAGAGAAAAGCACAGTATTATTAACTGCTGTTCCTGTAATGACCTGCTCTGCTGTTGTTACTGGGATGGACGCAAAAGTAAGAAGAGCTACATCGTTGTTAGCCCCTGCCGCAGTTATAACTGGAGTGGCGTTATAAAATACAACACCCGTCCCCGCTGATGCTGGGTTTGGCGCAACATTAGTCCAAGCTGTGCCGTTATATCCAAGCAACTGGTTAACCACTGCGGTGCCAATTGACACATCAGATAGATTCTCTAATGGTATTGATATAGCAGCAGAGCCATCAAAAGACACACCTGCTATGTTCCTTGCTGTGGCTTATACTGTTGCAGCTCCTGCTGTAAGACCTGCTGC